CAATGCCGTGGCCTTTGCAGACCCTCAGTCAGTCACAATCAACGCTGTAGCTCAGACGCTTCCGCGTGTGAGCTCCGACCATTCGGCCGGGACTTTCCGGAAGGACGACGGAAACGTCGTTCTGTCGGTCAGCCACCAGCAGGGCAAGCGACTTAGGTCGCTTATCCGCGTTGATTTCTCGAAGATCGCTGCTGATCCCCTCATTTCGTCAACGAACATCAAGTACTCGATGTCCGTGTCGATGGTCGTGGATCGCCCTATCACCGGATTTACGGTGGTGGAGCAGAAGCAGATCGTGGACGCCTTGACGGCGTACCTCACCGCATCTTCGGGAGCCCGTGCAACCCAGCTTTTGGGGTTGGAAAACTAGGCGGGTGGAAACATCTCCGTCCTAGAATTCGTAGAGTGGAGCCGGCGGAAGAAGGACATTACGTCCTTTTCCGCTGGCTTCGTTTTATATACTCTACCACATAACCTGGCATGTCTGCACAACACGGCTAAGGATGCATTACCTCTGTTAGGAGGAGCGCATGAAAAGCCTAATGTTGTTCTGGAAGGAGGTCCTCGAAGAACTGGGGACCTGGTGTGACACTAGCACCACTCGCGACTTTAAAACAGCTGCGAGTCGATTCGAACATGAGGGGTGGTCCTTTTTCGGGATTACCCTACCTTCCTTTGCCGCGGACCTCGAAAAAGGTCTTGAGCTCGGGTCGGTCGATCACGACCTCTTTAAGAGTTTCTCTTTTAGAGGCGGTCTCCCTCGATTTCTCGGAGGTTTCCTTGATCGTGTGTTCGATCGTGGTACTGGTCGATTGCTCGATGAACCAGACGTGGATTCCATCTATGCCATCCGACAGCTTACGCTGATGTTTGGCAAGATCCTGATTGATTGCTCATTAGAGCGTCAGTTGGGCGCCATATCAAAATTCATCGAGTGTGAGAGGGAAGTACGTGAAGCAGAACAAAGTACATCGGCATCGGCTTACGCCGAGTTCGCCGATATGTCTGCGACGCTTTGGTCGAACGTATTGGCTAAGCTGGACGAAGATGTCTGGCAAAGCCAAGAAAAACAAACGATCGTCCCAAAGCACGGTCCGGGCTCTACCGCTGAACGGATTCTGGGAAACCAGAAATATGTTCAAGTGGAATGGCCAACTCGTCTGGAAGCGCTATTCCCTTATCTGGGAAATGCGACTCCCAACGAAAGGTATTCGTACCTTTTGGATCGTGTTACTTTCCTCGAACCTGGTGACGAACGGCCTGTTAGGGTCGTTCTTGTACCTAAAACGCTAAAAACACCTCGAGTCATCGCCATCGAACCTGTTGCAATGATGTATCTGCAGCAGGGCGTTGCCGAGAAACTCGTTGAATACCTCGAGACGGATTCTTTCGTCAAGGGTATGATCGGCTTTACCTCACAAGAGCCTAACCAGCTCCTGGCTAAAGAGGGATCCCTTACGGGAGAACTCGCGACACTAGATCTTAGTGAAGCGTCCGATCGTGTTTCTAATCAACTTGTACGCGTGATGACGCACCGATTTCCTTGGGTTTCCGAGGCATTGGATGCTACTCGTTCACGTAGAGCTGATGTACCTGGTGTTGGCGTAATACGCCTAGCCAAGTTCGCGTCTATGGGTTCAGCGCTCTGTTTCCCGGTTGAAGCGATGGTCTTTTTGACTATTGTGATGCTTGGGATTCAGGATACGCTCAATCGCCGGATCGCCATGAGCGACTTACGTCGCTTTCATGGTAAAGTGCGAGTCTACGGGGATGATATTATTGTTCCCGCGGACTGTGTCGATGCTGTTATTACGCGGCTCGAAGCTTTTGGGCTAAGAGTCAACAGTAACAAGAGTTTCTGGAACGGGAAGTTCCGAGAGTCTTGTGGTAAGGATTACTACGCTGGCTCGGATGTTTCAGTAGTCCGAGTTCGGCGAAAGTTCCCAACCAAACAGCAT